CGGCCTTGTCCGCACCGAGAAGTGCCGCCCCTTCGCCCTTGAAGAGCGCCTCGGCCTGCATCATTGCCGACGAGCGATCCGTGAGCGCGAGACGCTGGTAGCCTTCGACGGCGCTCTGGAAAGCATCAATCCGATCTTTCCGTGCGCTGTTGCGCAGCTCCTGCTGCAGCTTCGCGCGCGCGTGGCCGTCGTACAGGATCAGGTTGTCCGCGAGCGTCGCCTGGCTCGCGGGGTCGAGCGGATCGAGATGTGTCTTGCGCAGCTTTCCAAGCGCGGCGTCGAGTTCCTTCGGAGCATCCTCGCGCTTCAGTTGCCCTTCGGTGAGGCGGTTGCCGATGTCGGAAGCGAGGTTGTCGGACTCGACCCGGTAGGTCGCGAACGCAGCCACTGCACGGTTCCTGCGCGCTTGCTCTTCATCGTGCTTTCGCTGGGCCTCGGCCTGCAGCGCAAGGCGCTTCGCCTCGTGCTCGGCTTCCTTGGCGGCTTGGCGCTCGCCCGCGAGCAGATGGCCGGCAGCAGCGGTCGCTGAATCCGCGAGCCCGCCTTCCGGTGTGACGAACGCTTCCCGCATCCCGCGGCGCTGGTTGAACGGAACGGGCGGCGCAATCGCAGCCCCGAAGTCCCCGAGTCGGATTCGCGCCATTAGCCGATCCTGATCACGCGGTCTTCAACCGGAGCCGGCGCCTGTTCGGCGCGCACGGTCTTCCAGCCAGGCCCCATCAGATTCGCGCCGCCGCGAAGCACCGAGCCGATCGCGCCACGGTACCCGCCGGCTTCGGCACGATCTCCTGCGATGCGCTGAGAGGCCGCCTCCTGCTCCAGGCGCGTGCCCTTCCTAGTTCCGTAGAGAATCTGCTGCAGCGCGTCTTCCTCAGCCCTTCGGTCGATCTCCTGGTAGATTCGCACCGGTGTTCCTGAATCGACTTCGACCCCGCCCGCAGCGAGCGCCGCTCGTGCCTCCGATTGCTGAGAGCGACCCGCTCGGCGCGTCTTATCGGCCTGGATCTGGCCCAGTTCGCGTTCGGCCTGTGCATCGGCTTCTGCCTGCTGCGCCTGCCACTCGTTGAAGCGCTTTTGCTGCTGGCCTTGGCTGATCTGGGACACTGCGCTGAAGGCTGTGGACGCGATCATGAAAATTTCGACACCTGTGCACATCAGAACGCCTCCAGTTCGTAGATGCCGCCGACGCACTTGAACCCAAGCGATTCGTACAGCCGCCCGGTCTGCTCGGGGTGAATGCCGGTCGAGACGCCGATCTGCACGTCGCGGGGTTTCAGGCCCTTCGCCTGGCACCAGTCCAGCGCCTCGCGGATCAGCCGGTAGGCGGTCAGCCCGCCGCGGGTATCGGGCCGCACGAAAAGCGCGAGATCCGTAAAGATAAGGTCCGGCGAGTACCAGCGCTCGGTGAGAACGCCGGCAAAGCCCCCGTCGATCGCACCCTCCGTCCCCTCGTGGACGATCACCACCCCGGAGCGCATCGCGTGCTCCAGGACTCGACGCACTTTGTCCCCGTCAAAATGCGTGTAATGCATTCTGGGAGCTTCGGCGTGCATGACCCTACCCAGGGCCACAAGCGCGGGGAGGTCGGCTGGGAGAGCGTGTCTGGGCTTCATGGTCTAGCCGTCGTTGACCGTCAACCGGGTGATCACCGCGAGCACCTGCATGGGGAGAGGCTGGTCTTGCGTGATCGTGACTGAGCCGTCCGAGTCCCCTCCCCCGGCCCGGCCCCAGCCGAGGTTCTCGATCCGCTTGTCGCCGGTGAATTCCGGCACGGGTTGATCGAGCACGGGGCCAGATCCAAAGGAGCGCGTTGGGATCGGCTGGCCGTTCACCGTCCCGCCCTTCGTTTCATGGAAGCGGACGATGATCTCGTGGATCGAAATAGCGTTACCCTGTGCAGTCCCCTGTCCGGTCCCGAGTTCCGGCGGAAGCGTCTCGATCACAGAGTCGTAATGCAGGCCGATCTCGACCGAGTAGGCGGCCCGCGATAGCGTCACCGCGCCGGCCGACACGGTCTTTTGTGCGGAGACGTTTCCGTCCGCGACGATGTCAACGGTTTCGCCCTCCAGGTGCATGAGCCCAGACCAGGCGGTCGTCGCCTTGGCGGCCGTACCGACTACCGTCGTCGCTCCTGGATCAGCGGCGAGCGCAAACGTGTAGGTGTTCGTCCCCGTGTTCGTGATCTCCCACTCGCCGTTGTAGGCGGCCGGCGCAAAGTCCGAGAGCCTGATCGTGTTGCCCGTCGAGTACCCGTGCCCGGTCTGAGTCACCGTCACCACGCCAGCGGACCAGGTGGCCGAAGTGACCGCGCTCTCCGTCACGTCCCCGGTGATGCAGGCATCCGTCTGACAGCCATCTTCGATGTGCTCGATGTAGCGCACTGTTTCCCCGTTGATCGTGCGCACGACCACCGCCCAGAGCTGGTCCGCGTCGTTGTAGGGCATGACGGCCACGCTCTCGAAGACGCCGTCCGTGTTGTGCCTGGCGAAGCCGACGACATCCTGGTCGCGGTCGATCGACATGGACACGAGGTAGCCGTCCGCGCGGACCATCCACACCACCTGATCTGGTTCCTGCTGGAACGCAAGTTCGAGGATCCCGTCGCCAGTGATGTGTTCGGAGAGGATCGACACGTCGGGCGCATTGAAGGCGTCCGATTCGACCCGGTAGCCCAGGGCCCTGATCTTCTTTCCGCCGCGCTGCACGAAGATGATCTCGTTCGCAACCCGCACGGGACGCGCCACGTCGCAGCCATAGACCGTCTGCAGCCTAGCCTGTACGTTCGTCGGCGTGATCGGCTTTTCAACACCGCCTGCCATTGAGAACTCGCCGCCGTACGTGAGCGGAAGGAGAATCCGAGTCGAGGCCAGGTGCTCGATCGGGTTCACCTGGTCGGAGGCAAGCGCGAACGCAAAGCCGTCCGAGTCGTCCACGCCGTCCGCGAAGTTGAAATACTCGCCGGATCGCGATCCCCAGACTTCGTTCGGATAGCCGGGTGATCCGCCCGCCACGAGGCGCTGCTCGTAGAGCGTCACCGCCCGCGGATACCCGTCGATCGAGTTCCACTGCACCTGGCGCAGTGCCCACGAACCCGAAGGGGCCGCCGTGGTCGCCGCGAGCACCGTGCGGATAGTCCCGGAAACAATCGTCGTGCTGGTGTAGCCCGTGATCTCGACCAAGCCACCATTGATCTCGACGTAACTCCCGACGTGAACATTGGCCGCCAAGTTCTTCCATCCAGCCGCGCCCAGCGTCAGGGTGACGGATGCGCCCTCGGGGTCTTTCGCACTCGGCGTGCAGGTGGTCTTCGGGCTCTCGGTGATCTTCCACGAGCCGGAGGCGATCGGCCCGGTCGATGCGAACGCATCTGCAGCAGCGATATTGACCGTCACCACCGTGGACGACGTGTAACCGGTGATCTGCCCGCGGCCGGCGCCGGATTCGAGGTAGCGGCCCACGTCCGAAGCCTCGAAGGAAGCTGCGCCAGCGGTCGCAGTCACCGCGGCCCCTGAGGTAGCCGACAGCGACAGCGTCGTCGTCGGACGCTCGCCGATCTCGTCGTTCGGCGGCACTTCCCACGTCACCGTCGAGAGTTTCCAATTGGTGTTTCCGTAGCGCACGAGCTTTCGCATTGGGTAGCTCGTGTGCGACAAAAACATCGTGTCCGCGCCCTGGACGTAGTGCAGATCGTCAAGCTCGGTGTCGTCCCACGGTGAAGCGATCTCGTAGATTTCGGCGACCGTGCCGCCGGAGGCGTACGTCGTGTACCCGGCGCTATTCACGCCCGAAAGTTCGAACGTGTTCGCCCCGGTGTTCACGTTCGCGACGGTGAACTCGCGGTTGTTGACCTCCGTCATCCCGAGCACGTTCTGGATGATCACGCGGTCGCCGTTCGCGAAGGTGTCCGCCCCGGAGTAGGTGACTACCGCAGGGTTCGCTTTCGTGATGTTCGTAATCGCCTGCGCGGTGAGCGTGACGATCCCGGTGCCCGTGTTGAACCGGATGTAGGTCTCGCCGAACTCGAGCATGAACGCCTGGTCGCGGCTGAAGATGAAGGGCACCAGACGAGTCTGCTTCGTGGCGTTCTTCGCGCGCGCGGAGAATTTCAACCCGAAGCGGCGCTTCGCCCCCCCGTGCACGAGCGGGTAGGCGTTCAGCAACGTCCTCGCCCCGTTCGCGTAGCGCGCGACATCCACGCGACCGAGCAGCCGAGGGGAAAGCTCCCCGGCCGTGAAGTTCGTTTTGATCACGCTCACGCGCGGCATGGTCTAGCCTCGCCGGGCATTGAGCAGTGGAAAGTCTCCCAGCGTGTCCGGCGGGTTTTCCATGCCGTCCACCGAACGCGCCTCGCGCAATTTCAGCTTCCAGAGGTTCGCCATCGCATCGAACATCGACGCGGACTTCGTGATCGGATACGCGCAAGTCATCGCGATGTAGGCTTCCGCGGCCTGCACGAGCAGCGCGTCCCAACTCGGGATGTCGGCGTTGCGGTAGACGTAGCGCAGCTTCAAGGCCGATTCGTCGAAGAGGATCTTGCGGCCCTCGATCGCATACTCCGGGTTCTCGCCTTCCTCGCCGATCGTGAGCACGCGCAGACAGTCCCCCGGCAGCGAGAACTGATACGCCCACTCGAAAGCAGGGGCCGCTGCGTCCGGGGCGAGCTGCACGCGCTTGACCGCGCAATTCCACGGGTGCGCCCGCAGCACCGCGTCGAGCGTGTTCGGCCAGAGGTTCGCTACCAGAGTAGCGCGGTCTGATGAATCGCTGAACGAGTTGATGGTCTGCGCCCCCAGAAGGAGGAGCGCATTACTGCAGATTTGCACTTCACTGGTTGCCATTGCGGCTCGTCGATTCGAGCCGTCCGGGAAGCGTGTTCACGCTAGGAGGAGCGAGGCCGTCCGCCTCCCGGAGGCCCGAAGCCGATCAGCTACCGTCAACGTATGTAATACGCCCGGCGATCGTCCCCGCCGCATCGCCAGCCGTAGTCGCGGTGAGCGCGATGTCGTACCAGCGCTTTGAATCGGCCGTCAGTCCAATGCGCTCCCACAGCGGCTGCTCGATCTTGTCGATCTCGGTGGCCACCGCTTCGTAGGTGACATCGGTCATAACGGTAGCGCCCACCAACGACACGGCGGATGCAAACTCGTCGGCATCCACTACCGCGCCGCCGTTTTCCGCCGTCTGGTACACGCCGACCTCATAGGCTGCGGCCGTTCCAAGGGCGTCGGAGCCGATCTCGATTTTCTCGATTCTCCATCCAGACCACACGCGAAACAGGCGAAAGACGCTCGCGTTGTCGTCGGCCACAGCGACTTCGACCTTCGCAACCTGCGAGCGCAGGCGCCCGTGACTGACGTACGCCGGAGTCAGATCGACCGGAGCCGCGTCGGCGTTAGTGACAATCGTGGACTTCGTGTTGACTACAGCCATTGTGGTACTCCTTTCAAAGTGGGCCTCATACCCAGCCCGGAAAATGCGGGGCGGTTAAGCCCCGCGGTTCGTTACACCTTCACGTCAAGATCAGTTGCACGCGATCTCGACGACCTTCGCCTCTTCGACCCGGACTGCGCCGATCGACATGCGCGCATAAGGCTGCATCGCGTAGCTCTTGTCGGGGCGTTCCGTCAGCCGCGTCATGATCTCGGCGCCGATTCCGAGCGCGACGCCAGACTTCGCCCAAGCGACGATGAAGTCGCTCGTGGCGTCGTTGTAGACGCGCTCGAATGGAATCGGCTTGAAGCCCACGAGGCGACGGCCGGCGGGCAGCGTTCCGTCCGCAAGCGACATCACGGTGTTGTAGTCGAGGTTCGTGATCGTCGTGTCGTTGAGCAGATCCTCCAACTGACCGGAAGCGATGACGAGCGACAGTTCTTCGCCGTTCTCCTCATCCGCTTCGTTCGAACGGAAGAGCTTCCGCGCGGTGACGAGCTTCGCCTTGGTGAGCGCAGCCGAGCCATGCGCGATCTTCTGCCCGGAAGGCAAGGCCGTCGTGCCCGAGGATGTGCGAGCCGCACCGCGCATCGCGGCGTAGATCACATCGTCTTTCGAGCGGTTCATCGCCGCGACCCCGGCCTTCAGGTAGTCGCTCGAGGGCTCGGCGAGCATCTTCTTCTTGTCGAGTTCGTCGACCAGATCGGCCCACTCGTAGTCGTCCAGGTCGATCCACCGCGTGGAGTGCGGCGTCTCGATCAGGGGCGTGTCGCCGTGGCGCGTGGTCTTCTTCTGCGCCGAGGTCGAGCCGATGCGATTGATCTTCTTCGAATCGCCGACAATGCCCGGCTCGATCCGGACACGCGACTGGAGGCGCGATTCTTGCTGCTGCGCAAGATGGTAAAAGTTCGCGCTGAACTGCTGCACGAATGCTTCGGTGACTTGGAAACTCATGGCGGCTATCTCCGCAAAAAAGTTGAACATCAACCATTTGCGGGTTGTGCCGCCATTTAGCCGAGGACCTGACGATCCCCAGGGGCCGGCGGGCCCGTCTTACCGTGCGACGTGCTGTTTTACGCCCTGCGCTTCGCCTTCGGGCGGGGGACCGGTCTCCCGGTTGTGCCCCAGTGCTAGTGCCTCTGGCGCGCGGCCCCTACTACGGGTTGTGCGCGCGCCTTGGGCGGGATTCTACGCCGCTTTTCGCTTTTGTGAAGCGGCCCGTGCTTCGTGGTGCCGCTGCACCTTCGCCACGGTCGCCTTGTGGCGTGGATCTTCCTTGTTCCAATAGGGCGAGTCTTCCTTGCCCGGTGCCCCGCGCATGAGCTGGTCGAGCGACTCCGAATCGAGGATCGCATCGGGGTGCACGCCGGGATCTTCCTGCAGCTCGGCGCCGACTTTGGCGAGGATGCGGACCACCGCCGGGATGTTGCCGATCCGGTCGATTAGGTCCATGTCGTTCTGGTCCGCATAGGCCGAGAACGCCTGGTAGGCGAGCTTCACATGCCGCTGCAGCTCAGGCTCGGACTTGTAGTAGCCGAGCAGCTCGATCTTCGCCTTCTCGGTCGAGAACGCCTGCGTTTGGTTCGCGAGCGAAGCCATGTGCTCGAAATACAGGTTCATCGCCCCTTCGTACTGCTTCTGGGTGAAACCGAGTTCGAGCGCCTTCGTGCGGAATGCCTTGTTGAGGCCCGGATCAAGGTCGATGCCGGCTTCCTTCATCTCCTTCGGAACCTCGAACTTGTAGGCGTCCGCCGTCTCAGGCGGCAGACCCACGTCGCGCATGCGCTGCTCAAGCGCCTGAGTAGACTTCGCCCAGGCGTCCACGTTGATCTCGCCTTTTTCCGCGTTCCAGTACTTCGCCGGGATGTTCTTGGGCCGGCGCGTATCCTTCTCGGCCGCCTGCAGCGCGCGCGCATCGGGCGAAAGGTTGTCGGTCCCTTGGCTGCCCTTCGTCGTGTCGTCACCACCACCGCCAGCCGCGGTGTCCTGGCCGCCGCCTTTGCCGATGTCTTCGAGCAGCGTCTTGCCAGCGCCGCCCTTGTCAGCGCCCGCGACCGTATCTTGGTCTTTGCCGCCGGCTGTGGTGTCCGCTCCACCGCCTACCGCCGCTGTGTCGCCAGCCTCGACCTGATACCCGGTACCCAAGAGCTTCTCAATTCTCATCGCCGCCTCCTATTTGCTGGCCGATCCGGGCCAGGATGAACTCGATGACTTCCTTTTGCGCCGCCCTGCGTTCGGTCTCGCGTTGGCCCTCGACCCCGCCGGGCTTGTAGACGTGCCGGTCGTGAAAGCGCGCCGCCAGGTCTTCGAGCACGGCCTGCCCCGGTTTGAAGCCCTCGAAGGTGGCCACGTAGTCCTCTGGCGTCGCGAGCGGCTTCGCTTTCTCAGGCATGCGCGGCCACCATCACCTTTGGGACATACGGGTCGCCTTGGGCCTCGCGCACCACGATGTAGAGACACTTAACCAGCTCGTCCAGCCGGCAGAACCAGTTATCCCAGCGGTTTCCTGCTATTGAGCAATGCATGTAATGCGTTGTGAGCAGCCGCCCGGTCACGTCGCATACCTGGGTAGCCTCGACAGGCGCTTCGCCCAGGGCGCCATCGTAGAGCGACACGTCGCCCACGAAGAACTTGTCCGGTTCGAGCGCCTTGCGGTTCCTGATCGCCGGCCGGAACTTGGGGGTGAGCAGTTTGCCGGTGAGCTTGAGCATCACCATCTCGACGGCCTGCACCACGTCGAGCACGTCGTCGTAGACCACGTAGAAGATTTTCCCGTTCGCCTGGATCTCGCCGCGGCCGTGTGCCAGTCGCATCGATTCGATGATGCGGCGGTGCGCAATCTCCAGCGACGTGAGCGGCTCCATCAGTGCACTCTTGGCCTGACCGCTGCCCGCGCCTTTGTCGCTCGCTTCTTGAAGATCCGCAAAGCAATGAGTGCGTGCCGCTCGTCGCGCTTGGCGATCTGACGAATGCGCCGAAGTTGCCGCCACTCGTGCGGCTCAAGGCGAATCGGGCTCTGGTCGTGGGAGAACGCTTTCGAGATGTCGGTGAGTTCGATGACGATTGCAGGGGGAGGCGGTGCCCCTGCCCCCGAGCCCTGCCACCAGCTGAAAAGCGCCGTGCTCATGCCGGGTCCATCGAGGCAATCGCGTCGCGCGAGACGGTCGTCACCGCGCCAGTCCAGGCTGGCGTCACGTCGTCTTCGGCGTAGACCGTGATCGTGTACGGCGAGGCTGCGCCCGTAATCTCGACCTTGTTGCGGCTGTAGCGCAGGGCGTCTTTCACGGTGCGTCCGCCATCGGCAGTTCCGGCGATCGAGCGCCCGAGGAGTTTGTCAGCGACGGCAGCGTGCTCAGCAACCGTGAGCGCGTAACCCGTCTTACTGCCAGCGGCCACCACTACGCCAGAAGTCCCGGTGTCGTCGAGAATCGCAGCAATGCTAGCGTTGTCGGGGGCGGTGTAGGCTGCGCTCGACAGGCGCGTCGAAACGGCCACATCAAGGTTCCCAAGATCGCCAACGACCGCCACATCGCCGCCGAACGTACCGCCAGTGACGTGCCCGGCGACAGCTTCATCCCATACCGCGTCGGCTATTTCCGCTGCGGCATCGGCTGCCAGCGCGTCGGCGTCGATCGCGCCGGTCGCAATTGCGGCAGCGTCAATGGCCCCGGCAGCAAACGTGGCTGCATCAATTGCTCCGTCCGCAATGGCAGCGGCATTGATTGCCCCGGCCCCGAACGTCCCGGCAACAATCAGCCCTGCAGTGATCTCGTTCGTATGCACCTGAAGCGCGTCCGACCCTGAGACCAGCGCGTCGTAGACGTTCGCTGGCAGCACCGTGAAGTGCATCCAGACTGGAAGGTGGGTCGCTGCGTCGTGAACCTTGACCGTCAGATCGCCGAGCGTGTTCGTGTGGGTCGTCGTCAGCGCGATCGGATACCAGCCGTCTGAATCAAGCGTCCCGAGTACAGGCCCGGCGCCGAACGCAGCGCCCGCCTTGCTGATTTCCGTTCCGGCCCCTGCGAGTCCCGCTTCCTCGGTCACGCCATCGGTCTTGTCGAGGAACGGCCCGAGCAGCACCGTAACTGCCGTCGATTGCTTCAGGACTCTCATGTCCTACGCCTCGCGTAAGTGGGCATCAATACGGGAACACTTGTCGCGGGCGTGTAAATGATGATGATGACTCCGGCTCCGCCGCCTCCGCCCACGTTGCCGCCACCACCGCCACCACCGCCGACCGCCCCTGCGCCGCCAGTGTCGCCAGCGTCAGTATCGCCACCACCACCGCCACCGCCAGGGCCGCCAACGGCGCCGCCCACCGTAGCGGTGTATTGGTCCCAGCTCGCGCCTGCGCCACCGTTAGCGCCTGTTGCAGCCGCACCAGCACCGCCGCCACCGGTGCCGGCGACGCCGGCGGCCCCAGCCGTAGCACCGCCACCTGTTCCGTTGTTACCTGCGCCGCCTGGGCCGAAGGTCGTCGTGCCAGCGCCGCCGTTGGTGGACGAGCCGCCTGCCGCGCCGCCGCCCCCGCCCTGCGCGTCAGCACCCGCCGCGGTGTGGTCGCCGTCGCCGCCTGTTCTACTGACGAGCGCAGTTCCATCAGAGGCATACGACGAAGCACTCCCACCGCCCGCGTTGGTCAGGATCGTGGTGTCGCCGGTGCCGCCGTTGCCGCCGACTTGCTGCGTGCCCGAGCCGCCCGTGGCGATGCCGCCCGCGCCCCCGGTAACGCTGGTTGCGCCAGAGCCGCCTTTCGCGCCAGCCGAGGCCGCGCCGACGCTTGCACCGTTGAAGTAAGTGTCCCCGCCGTTGCCGCCTACCGCACCGGCTGCGCCGACTGCGAATGTGATGTTCCCGGAGAGCGTGATGTTCGCTGCGGTAGCAGAACCACCGCCACCACCACCACCAGCTCCGGCCGCAGCGCCGCCCGATCTGCCGCCCCCACCGCCGCCGATGCAGATCACGCGATTGTTCGCGTTATTCCAGTCAGCCGGGGTCGGCCAGGGCGAACTGTCGGCTACCTTGAGGATGACAATCGTCATGCCGGCAGAGCAGCAGCGACACCTGCTGGCGCACCAGCGGCCTGAGCAGCCATGCTGGCGATCTGCATCGCCTGCGCCTGCTGGCCGCGCTTCTCGCGAAGCGTCTCGATGTCGTCTTTGTCCGGGATCAGCTTCGCGGGGACTCCGAGCAGCTCCGCGCGCATCCGTGCAGCTTCGTCCCAATCGTAGTTATCGAGCACCGACTCACCGAGGATCGCGGCTTCCTGCGCAAGCGAAGCCTCAAACCGATCCATCGCCGCAACATCGACCGCCTTCTGCGCCCGCGCAATCGGCGAGACGTACCGGACGGACAGCACCCGCGTCATGAGCGAGCGCGGCGGCGGCGAGAACACGCCTGCACGGTAGGCAATCCCGAAGCAGCGCGTCACGAGCCACTGCAGGAATTCCGACTGCATGCGGCCATACACGGGCCCGAGGAGCTGTCGGATCATCTCGACGCGCACCACGATCTCGGTTGCAGTGGGCGGCTCTCCGGCTTTCTTCTGCGGCTCGAGCTGGTCGGCCATCAGCACCTTGCGGATCGAGCGCTGCAGCCGGTCGATCTCAAGAAGCGCCGCCTTGAAGTCCCCGCCTGGCGTGAGCGGCCAGAAGTTTTCCTTCTCGGCCATCACGATCACCTTGCGCGGGCCGATCTTGATCGAGCGCGCGTTGAGCACCCCATCGTCAACCGCGCCCCACATCCCGGCTACGGCCAGATCCATGTTCGCGAGGTCGTACTTCACAACTTCGTTCAGCGTCTTCAGATCCGGTAGCGCCTCCTTCACCGGCCCGAAGGCGTACACCGACCCTGGCACCGGGCTCCACCGCGGGACACCGACCGGCAGCTCGTGGTAGCCCGACTCACGCACAACCTTCTTCGTCTGGCATTCGATGTGCGTCGAGGCGAACGGAAGGTTCTTCGAGAAGCGCCCAGGTGTTCCTGAGCGCGGATAGACGCAGCGGACGAACTGCACCACTTCGTCGGGCTTCTCGGACGCCTGCTTTCGCACCTGCTCGGAGAGCATTTCTTCACCGTAGTCGTGCACGGCCTGCTCGGCCGAGAGCGGGAACTCGTTGAAGACCGTATCGACCGGGCCGCCTGGCATCGAAGCGGCGAAGTAGGTATTCGCGAGCGACCACGATTCGAACCGGAAGCCCCCGCCTTCGGCTTCCTCGACGAACATCGGGAACATGCCAGCGGCAGCCATGTCGAGCATGCACTCGAAACCCACCGCGTCGTAGTTCGAGGCGTGGATGTTCTCCCACAGCATCTGCGCGGACTCGTCCAGCCAGCGTTTTTCCTCGTCCGTTTCGTTCCCGGCGTCCAGACCGAACCAGCGGGAGTTGGCCGGCGTCAGACCAGACATGAGAGCCGATGCGAGGATGCGTACGCTATCGGTGCCGGTTGAGTCGAGCAGCTCGTCCTGCTTCGTGGTGCCGCTTGAGACGTGCTGCTGCGTTGGATCAGGTGAAGGCGAACCGAGCGATTCGAACGCTGCGCCCCTCAAGGGGTACGTGTAGTTGAAGCACTGGCGCCACTCTTCCTCGACGACGGAGCGCCGCGCCCGGAGCTGCTCCAGGCGCTTCAGGAGCTTCGCGCCGTCGATCATCGATCAGCCGCCGAGGGTCTGCTTCGCGGCAGGGGCGGCCGTGGAGGCGGTGCTCGCATCGCCCTGGCCGCCAGTAGCCAACAGCGACGACGCACGCAACCTGCGCCTACGCGAGGTCGCCTTCTGCGCGGCCTCGGCCTCGATCTTCGACTGGTCGTCTTTCGGTGACTCGCGCACGATCGGGGGCGTGTCTTTTGATCCGAACAGCGCATCGATGAATCCGCACATGACTGTCTCCTATTCCCCTGTTCGAAAGCTCTGCTGCGCACGCTCGACTTCAGCCTTGGTCTCGTTGCGCGTTACCCAGCCCAGTTCCGTGAGCACGCTTTTCGTGAGCTTGCCGGCGTTGCGCAGCTTCATCGCCTCGTCGTAGCTCATCTCCTTCTTCGCGTTCACCGGCATGGTCCTCGGGCGCTCTGGATCGCCACTGATCGGAGACGGCGCCACCGGCGCGCGCGGCTTGGCGATCTTTCTCATCTGCCCACGTTGGGCGGCGGCGATGGCTTCTTCCACGTTCGACTCGGCAGCCTCCGGTTCGGGCGCGGCGGCCTCCTGGCCGGGTTGTCTCAGCGTCTTCGGTGCAGCAGCAGCTCGCATCGGTCTCTCCTGTGGCGTGGGTTGTACATCGGGCGCGGCGGCCGAACCGTCGCTATTGCGTTTTTCTCGTTCCTGGGCGTGGAACTTGAGAAGCAGCCGGCCGTGCTCGAAACGCGGCTCCTTGCCGTCGTTGAGCCAGCCCATGAGGGTCGAAGTCGGCACATTGATCGCCGCCGCAACCCGGTACATGGTCCAGCCCCAGCGACGGAATTCGAGCAGGATCTCCTGCCACTTGACGGGCGGGTCAAGATCAACCTGCGGCTGCATGCTTGCCGTCAGGCTTCACCCACCGCAGGCGCTTGGTCTCGTAGCGCACCAGCACGCGCTGCGGGATGCGTGAGCCGAAGAGCTGCCGGATCGCGCGGTCGATCTCGCTGATGGGCTTGGGCTCGGCGTACACCGGCTCGTCCACGTAGGGCTGGCCGACGCGGGTGATGCGCGTCCTGAGCGGCGGCATCTTGTGGTTCACGCTGCAGCCTCAGCAAAGAGCGGCGCCGCGGCCGGCACGAACTCGGACACGTCCACGATGAGCGCGCCCTTGCCGTCCGGCTCGCCGTACTCGATGGCAATCGAGCGCACTTGCTTGTCGTTCTCGTAGACGATGCCTTGCAGCGCGTCCTCGGCGATCTTCAGGCAGTTGCCGAGGTCCATCACCACGCCGTTGCGTGGCACCAGCGTTAGGTGCAGCGCGATCGGGCGCCTGGTCGGCTGGTGATAGCCTGCCTGTTTCGCGAGCCAGCCCACGTCGCGCTTGTAGCGCTTGGCTTCGTCTGACAGGTGGACCACGGCGCGCGTCCAACCCTTCGGGACGAACGAGCGCCAGTACCTGTTCGCGCTCACCGGATAGGGTAGCTCGAGCTTCATGTCGCGATGGTCCAGAAGCCGTAGCCGATCGTCAGCAGGACGATGCCGACGATGCACCAGTAGGCCGCGTCCGCGCTCATCTCCTTGCGAGCCTGGCACTCGCGCAGCTCGTCGTTCATGCGGCAACGTCTTCAGGATCGCGTAGTACGACGCCCTGATCGATCGCCCAGGCTCGCGCGAAATGCTTGAGTTCTCCGCCCTGCCCGATCGTCAGGCGAGACTGTTTCTGCCGCGTCGTCATCACGGCACCGCTTCCGGTGAGCGCCGGGAGCATCTGCGGCTTCCAGCCCTTTTCCTCTGCGAAGGCGGCGAGCATGAGCTGGTGCCACTCCCACGGCGTTCGCTTCAGCCCCGAGCCGCGCGGCCAGTCGAGCTGCTCGGCGATGTCGGCGTAGACGGCCTCGACCGCGGCATGCTGATCCGGCAGCATCGGGCGCAGCAGCGCACTGCACCGCTCGCATCGATCGACGAGTGAGCCACGCGCGCTCATTGCGGGAAAGGCCAGCCGGTCGCAGGATCGTAGTGCGTCATCACCGTCTGGCCCTTCACTCCCCCACTTCTTCGAAGAGGAGCGAGAGCTGCTCGCACTCGCGTTTCTTCTCCTCGAATTTCTCGCCGGCGCGCGCCACCACGAACCGGCGCACCACCGACGCGAGCAGGCCCGAGTCCTCGGCCGCTTTCTTGATCGCGTCAGCGAAGCTCTCAGCCGCTTCGTCAGCCGCGGTCTTCAGGTGGACCAGCTCGTCCACGCGCTCGTCGATCACCTGCGGGCGCTGCACCTGCTCCTGCTTGTCAGGGCTCACGCGGCCTTTACCGCGCTTCGTCGTGCCTTCCGTTCGCATCTCCATCGTCGCTCTCCTTGGGTTGACTTCGCTTGCGCTCACGCTTCACGTCCTCGACGAGTTGCCGAGCTGCGGCCTCGCCGCGTGCTTTCTCCACGCCCTCGTAGTACGCCTGGCGCCAGTCCGCGTCGTGCTGCAATACCCAGCGCGCCTCGCACTCTCGCCGCCACTCTTCGCTCGTCGTGTCCATCTCTCGAAATGCGCGCGCGCGAGGTCATGCCGCGAGCGCTTCTTCGTCGTCCTGTCCGGGTTCACGGACGAAACGCTTTGCAGACTCGACGCCGCGTTCACGCACCAGCCGCATGTAGTTGCTGCGCTGGAATGCCTTGCGGATCTCGGCGCAGACGTGGTTGTCCTCCTGCTTCGCGCGAGCTGCGATTCGCTCGGGCGTGAACCATGTCGGGTAGTGCGTGGTGCACAGATTCACCCAGGCATTTCCGTCGCCTCGAACACGCACGAGGGCAGCATTGGTGCAGCCCATGAACGCGCACTCCGGGCCGCGCGGAGCCTCGATATCGGTTGCTGCGCGCCAGCCGCAGAGACAGGAGATCGCTTCGACTTTCAGCCTTCGCTGGCAGCGCGGGCATTTCATATCGCCACCCGTTTCGGAAATTCACGCTGCTGCGGTTGCTGCTGTGCAACGCGGCCGGCCCGGTCCTGCGTCCTCGAAAACCAGTTGACCAGGAATCGCTCCCAGTTCGACTTCCGGTTCGCGGGGTTCGCCGCGGCCCAGGCGGCTGCGCGCTCGATTTCAGGTGGGATCGGAACGGCCGGGTAAGCCTCCTGCCAGCGCAGCTCGTCTGCCTCGGTGATGCCTGAGAATTTCCCTGCCTCGAAGTCGAATCGAATCCGCTTTGCGGGCACCTTCGACGGCCCACGGCGCGAAGCGTCGGGGGCAAGTGAAGTTGAATCAGGATTCAGAGAATCAGGATTCAGAGAATCAGGGGGTTGCGACCCCCTCTTTATGACACCATCTTTCTCGGAATTCGGCCTTGATGCTGATGCGATCTTCTCTGGGAAAGACAGAACAGCATCAACAGAGTTTTCTTGGAGTGGCGGCGGCTTTATGACGCTAGGTTTCTCGGAATAGTGCGGTGTTTGATGGGTTGAAAACTTGGAAATCTGGATGAATGATCCGTCCGAATTCTTGTAGCGCACCAAGAATCCGCGCGCTTGAAGCTCATCCAGCAACGGGTCAACGTCCTGCGAATCGAATGGCAGGAGTTCGCCCTTGATGCGCTTCGGACGATCCTCGAGACGCCCTTCCCTGTCGGCTAGCATCCAGAGCCCAGGGAAGATGAGCCGCGCCCAGACCGAGCACTCGGCCAGATCCTCGTTCTTGTAGAACCCAGGCTTGATGTTCCTGGCTCTAGCCATCAGGCCGCGACCTCCAGCGATGCCTGTTCGAACTGCGCCCGCGCAATGGCCGCTGCGAGTGGCGGGCAGACGGAGTTGCCGACCATCCTCACCTGAGCGTCCTTCGCCAGGCGCTTGCCTTCGACGATGATGTCGATCAGGTAACTGTCGGGGAACCCTTGCGCTCGGAACAACTCGCGCGGCGCGAGCATCCGCATGCCGATGTCGGCAATGACATAAGGCGTGCCATGCACCGTCACCACGCCGCAGCGATCTACCGTCGAGAGCGTTGGCACCGGCTCATCGCAGCGGCTGCCCTGGCCGCCTGATCGCACGCCGGAGTAGTACCCAAGCAGAAAGGCGCGCACCTCGGCGTAGTGATTGCCGCCCGCCTGAACGGTGTGCAGCGGCAGGCCGAGCTGTTGGCCGTCGCGCGCCGTGCCCTTGAGCTTCACCAGGCTCGATGCGACGAGCGCATGGTGGTCGCGCGTGGTGACAGTGTCGAAGGCCGTGCAGATAGGAGAGCCCGGCGTCTCGTGCCCGCCGTAGTGCTTGGCGAGGAACGCGGCGACGAGGGCGTGCTTCTGCCCGCCACCGACCACGGTCCCGAGGGGCTTGTCGAGCCCCGGCACGCGCGGCGCCTGGCCCGGCCGCTCGCCATAGCCGGTGGTGATGAGCGTGGGCGCGATGAGCGCGAAGTCCTTTGAAGCCGGTACGGTAGGCACCGGCTCTGAGATCGAATGCTCGCCGTGACCCCAGCGCTTTGAGCCGTTCAGGCCGCTATCGGCATGCGCGGTGCGCGCAAGGTATGGTGTGACGAGCGAGTATTTAGGATCTGCCGTCAGCGTGCGCAGGGGCTCCTGCGTGCTATGCGCGCGGTCGCGACCGCCACCCCAGTACGGCATGATGAACGGCTGCGGGTTGTCGATGACGAACTTCTTCAGCCCGCGCGCGATGCGCCTCTCGGTGTTCTCGGCAAGCGGACGCTTGACGCGATGCTGCCGCGCTTCGTCCTTCGTCAGGAAGATCGAATAGGTCGGCAGGCTCCATTCGATGCACTCCGCCGCCGCGCGCCACGGCTCGCGGCCCTTGCCGTGTGTCGGTTTCGGCCAGACGATCGGCAGGCCGTCGCGCCGCGCGACGAGGAACAGGCGCTTGCGCGTGGTCGGAGCGCCGTAGTCCGCGGCAATCAGCTCGCGCCACTCGACCGCATAGCCGAGCGCGCGGAGTTTGCCGACCCAGATGCGGAACGTGAGCCCGACGCGCTGCGGGCACGGCCGGTTGTTCTCCAGCAGCGGACCCCAGTCCTCGAACTCCTCGACGTTCTCCAGGCAGATGACGCGCGGGCGGACGAGCTTCGCCCACCGGACCACCACCCAGGCGAGCGCGCGGATCTTCTTCTCGACAGGCTTGCCGCCCTTCGCCTTGCTGAAGTGTTTGCAGTCCGGGCTAAACCACGCGAGCCCGATCGGGCGCCCGCGGCAGGCTTCGCGCGGATCGACCTTCCACACGTCCTCGCAGTAGTGCCGCGTCGCCGGATGGTTCGCCTGGTGCATGGCGATCGCCTCGGCGTCGTGGTTGATCGCCACGTCGGGCGAGCGGCCGAGTGCCAGTTCGATGCCGAGGGACGCGCCTCCGCCGCCAGCGAAATTGTCGACAATCAGTTCGTCGGCGTAGATGCGAAGCGCCGGCGCCCTCACGCAGCTTTCCCTTTCGGAAGCCCGTACCTCGCACCACGCTTCGATCCGACCATCACGATCTCGCCCTTGTCGCGCATGCGTCTGAGGAGCGCATCGAAGTCGCCCTTGTAGGCGTAGTGCTTCGCGAGGCCCTCGAGCACGAGGCGCTTGCGCGGCCCTCCGAATTCAGGCTGCAGGATGTTCAAGATGCGAGCGCGAAGGCCCACGTCAGGCGACCGCTTCTTCCTCGACGCCCTGCTTGCCGAGGGCGAAGGCTTCGTCCGCAGTCGCGCGCCTGATTTCGTAGTCCTGCAGGACGTAGCTTTGCACTTGGGTTACTCGATCGGCTCTCGCCAGTCTTTCGGCATCCGAGCCGTGCTTGATGATGAACAGCGGCTTTTTCTTCGCCTCGACTGGCGGTGTTGCTGGTGCTGCCGGTGTTTCGTACACGTTGCCTCCTATTTGCTCTTGAGAATTCCGGTGAGCAGCTCGACCTTCTTTTCGGCCTCGACGCGCGCATCGCGCTCTTGCTCGAGCTGGCGCTCCGCTTCTGACTGCAGCATGTGCAGGCCCTTGCCACGGCGGTGCGCGAGCCACGCGAGCGGGACTTCGTTACCGACCAGCTCCATGAACTCGCAGAGCTTGTCGATCGGGAAGTGCGCCTGTCCGTTCAGAATTCGCGTCCAGTGGCCGGCGTCGATCTTGAGCGGGAGGTAGATTTCCTTTTCCTCGAGCCCCGAGACGTTCGCCGCCAGTTTCACAGCCGCGCTCATCGTCGGCTGCGCGTGTATCACCCCCTCCTCGACTGGTTGTGAGGAGGCGGGTCTTGTGAGGGGCAATTCGCCCTGATCGTCAACTGCGCGCAAAGATGTTGACCGCATTTGACTGTCGGCTCAGGCGAAAAAAAGAGAACCTGCGGACATGAACACGGAGACCCCCCTGCTACGATTGAGGTCCAACCCATCAACTTTCACAGGGGGACTCCGTGAACGAAAGACTCGAACGACTGAATGCCGATGTCCTGGTTGCGCAGGCGGTGCTGCTCGTGATGCTGCGCGCATCGAACGACAAGCCAGCGCTCAGGGCAAAGCTAGTGGAACAGTTCGCCCGCGGGCAACTGTCCGGCGCGTATCTGGACAGTGCAGGCATGGCGTTCAAGGACGAAGCCCGCCATTCGATGAAGATGATGCTGGACGCCACGGACTGAGCTGCTCGCGCGCGTGGATCGTGCCCAGGCATTCGAGCCTGAGCCCGTCAGTGCTCCACCGCATGAACGTCGAGCGCCTCAACTCGCGATCCCGCGCGAGCCGCGTTCCCGGCAATGGACGTGGCCGCCCGGTCGATCTCATGCCGCAGCTCGCGCCTCGCGCAAGGAGTCTGGAAGATCGGCCCTCAGAACACCCGAGGACGCGACCTCGTACAGCACCTGCTGGTCCAGCGGGATAACCCGGCCCTTCCAGCGATGCACGGTCTGTCTCGGAACGCCAATCGCAACCCCTGCCTTCGGCTCATTGCCGTAGTGGGAGATCAGTTCGTCGTAGGTCACGGGCCGAATCGTAAATGAGTATTTACGGTTCTGTCAATCCCTGTTTACGGCACCAAGGCTACCGTGCGGCGATGCCTACGCGCAAGAAGCCTGGGTCGAAGAAGGGCCAGCCGAAGCCGCTGAAAAGAACTCTGGACGCTGGCTTCCCGAAGCGATTGGACGCTGCCATGCAGGGTTTAGGCGTCGATGCACCAGCGCTCGCTCGTCGACTGAAGTGCTCCCGAGCGGTAATCCACAAATACCTCAACGGCAAGAGCAAGCAGATCGAGGCGCTGCTTCTTTTCGAAATGGCCGACGAGCTCGACGTGTCCGCGCGGTGGTTGCTGCTGCCAGATCAGCCGACAATGAACAAAGAGCGATCCCTTGGCCCAGACGAGAATCTTGCGCTGAACATCTTCGCGCAGCTAAGTCCGGATGCGCGTGGCGCCTGGTTCCGGCAAGGCGAGGATCTGATTCGCCTGCAACCGCCTTTGATCGCTACTCCGGCGACTCCATTCCCGAACGCGAAGGTGAAGCAGTGAAGTGAAAGGGTGAGGCGATGAGCTGGCTCGAAAGGTACGAAGCGCTAATTCGGCTCGTGTTCCGCGGCTCCGTCATCAGCCTGCTCGCGCTGTGCTGGTGGGAATTGCACGAGATCGAGCGCCAGACACATCCAGTTTCTCTGCGCACTGTCGAGCAGGAACTAGATCGCATTCAGCGCGACGTAGAGAAAATCAAGGAGTCATCTGAATCGACCGCATACTTCGTTCGTCGGCCGCGCTGATCCTCCTTGCCATCGTCGCTTCATTTTTCGCGGAAGCTGGAACCGAACGCACACGCCAAGTGCGCGCAGCGTTCGTGAAATTACACCCCTGCCCCACCACCAACAAGCCCCGCGGCGCCTGCCCTGGCTACGTCGTCGACCACGTCGTGCCGCTGTGTGCCGGCGGCGCTGATCACCCATCGAACCTGCAATGGCAGACGGTTGCCGACGCCAAGGTGAAGGACCGCGCCGAGCGCGCGCAGTGCCGCAGTAAGCCCATCAGGTAGTTAGGCCCGGCAACCTCACGCCGTACGACAGCTTTCGCTGTGGTCGTAAATACTCGTTGACAATACGTAAACACTCGTTTACGCTACTCCAACGCTCACGGTGAGCGACGGAGGAAGCAGATGGCAAAAGCAGCGACGAAGGCGAAGCAACCCGAAGTCACCACGATCACCCTGCCCGAGCTTGCGAATGGCGAGGTCTACGCAGGGATCATCCTCGAGAACGGTAAGCCCTCGCACCACCTGATTCTGCTGCCGGGTGAGGCCGAGCGCGTCACCTGGTCGCAGGCGAAGGAGTGGGCGACCAAGCAGGGCGGTGAGCTTCCGAGCCGTCGCGAGCAGTCGCTTCTCTTCGCGAACGCGAAGGACGAATTCAATCCCGAGTGGTACTGGAGCGCAGAGCATCCCTCCGTTAGCAGCGTCTATGCCTGGTTTCAGTTCTTCACCAACGGCTACCAGACCTGGGGCCACAAGCGCAGCAACTACCGGGCGCGCGCGGTCCGCAGATCAGTAATTCAGTCATTTGATCCGTCATGAGCGACGCCATGATGGCTACGTTCGACGCCGCGCTGGATCGCATCGTCGGCATCAAGGGGCCGGAAGCACTGTCCGACTACCGCAAGCAGCGCGCCGAGCAGGACGCGCACCGGGCGAAGCTGATCGAGGAGATCAGGCGCCGCGGCCTCGACGCGATGGATCACGTCGTCGAGATCGTGCGCGCGCCGCTCATCTCGCGCTGGGACATCGAGCAGGCGATCAAGGAACTGCAGAAAGCCCTGCCTGCCGCCACCGAACTCGACCCTCCGGAGGCAGCGTGAACCCGCGCGACATACCAGGTCCCGGTGACTACGAGCGCTTCCCAGTGACTGACTCACGCGACCCGCGCTACGTGCCAACGCCAGCGAGCGAGGACGAGGTTTCCGAATTCGCGGCCGAGCTTCAGTTCGATGCGTTCCTCGCGTCGCAGGATAAGTTCGACGAGTCCATGATCTGCAACGGTGAGGTCGAGGACGTGTACCCGCACCTTCGGAAAGCGCTGCTCTCCGTGAACAACAAGGGACGCTGGGCGAACTCAGGCTGGATTCACGAGGCTGTCGGCCACCTGGAGCGCGCACTGAAGGCGCTGAAGAAGCGCAACACCGACATGCTCGACGCCGAGTACGTCGACGCGGCCAGAGCAGAACTGGACGCAGACCTATGACGCGCGATCCCTACACCGGGCAGCAGTTGCGCTTCCTGCGCACCCTGCCGCGCCACGAGCCGATCTCGGGGCCGTGGATTGGCGAGTCCAAGACGCACCGCGGCGACCTGTGGGTTGCGATTGGTGCCATCGTCGCGACCTTTCTGATCGCCACGTCCGAATGGCTCGGCTGGCCGATGCCATGAACGCGCCCGAGAGAATCATCGACCGGCGCACCTTCCTCGGCGGCTCCGACGTGGCGGCCGTGTTGGGCCTGTCGCCGTGGGCCACTCCCCTGGACATCTACCTGCGGAAGACCGGGCAGATGCCGGAGACGGGGCGCGAGTCCGATCCGCAGCGCGAGCGGGTGCTCAAGCGCGGCAAGCGCTTGGAACCCATCGTCGTGGACATGCTGATCGAGGAGCACGGCATCCAGGTCACGAAGCGAAGCCTCCCCGAAGCACCGAACCGCTACGTGGACCCGGAGTATGGGTTCCTCGCGGCCGAGATCGATTTTGAGTGGAAGGTCACGCCCGAGGTTGCCGACGCCTTCAACCTGGACGCGGATCTCATCGGCACGATCCAGAACGGGGAAGTGAAGACCGTCCATCCGTTCGCCGCCGGCAAGTTCGGAGAAGCGGACACCGACGAGATCCCTATCGAGTACGCAGCGCAAGCTATGCACGGCCTCATGGTGTCCGGGCGTCAGCTCACGATGTTCGGCGTGCTCGTGGGCGCCGACAACCTAAACGTCTACTGGATCAAGCGCGACGAGGAAACGATTACCGGAATGCGCGATAAGTCCGTGCGCTTCTGGCTCGATCACGTCGAGGCGGGTGTGCCGCCGGCGCCAGCGAACCTGCCGGACGTGATGCACCTGTTCAATCGCAAGGCCGAGACGCGCATCGAAGCCAACGCCGTGGTCAAGGATCTGGTCGAGCAGCTCGTCGGCTTGAGCGCAGCGCAGGCAACGGCTGCGCAAGGGATCGAGGAAGTCAAGTTCCAGATCGGCACCTACATGCTTGGCGCAGAGCAGATGGCCGCTCCGTCGAAGCCAGGCCGGCACTTGCTGACCTACCAGGGCAAGGAGCTGCTGACGGTAGCGCTCCAGTCGCAGTCGCGGCTCGATCAGAAGGCGCTGAAGGAAAAGCACCCAGAGATCGCCGCCGAGTGCATGAAGACCGCGTCGTTTTTCGCATTCCGACCGAAGAGAGGAAAGCAATGAACCAGCAAGCCGAATCGACCGTAATTGAACGCGAGATCCCGATGTCGCAGACCGACATGGGCGTGCTCGCGGTGATCTCGAAAGCCGAGATTGACGTGCAGATCGCCACCGCGCACCGCTTCCCGAGGTCCGTGAAGGGTTTCAGGGACGAGGCGCTCGCGATGGTGACGTTGACCGAAGAGATCGCCGAGGAGTGCATCTACGCACTTCCGCGGGACGGCAAGACCATCGAGGGGCCGAGCGCGCGCTTTGCCGAAGTGGTGGCCTCGGCCTGGGGGAACTCCAGGGCCGGCGCGCGCGTGGTGGACGAGTCGGGCGACTTCGTGACCGCGCAAGGGATCTTCCACGATCTGCAGAAGAACGTTGCCATCACCTACGAGGTCAAGCGCCGCATCGTGGACTCGAAAGGCCGGCGCTACAAGCCCGACATGATCGGCGTGACGGCGAATGCGGCCTGCTCGATTGCGCTGCGTAACGCCATCCTGAAGGGCGTACCGAAGGCGTTTTGGTCCGACATCTACGAAGCGGCCAGGAAGACCGTCATGGGCGACTACCAGACGCTCGCCAATCGGCGCGCCGCGGCACTCGCCATGTTCCAGAAGTACGGCGTGCTGCCCGAGCGCGTATTCGAGAAGCTCGGCGTGCGCGGTGAAGAGGACATCACGCTCGAGCACCTGGTCGTGCTGCGGGGGCTGCTGACGGCGCTGAAGGAAGGCGACACTACGGTCGAGGAGTCTTTCCCCACGCCGCAGCAGCCGACCGATCGCAGTGCCTCGGCCAACCTGAAAAGCGCCGTGACTGGCGCGAAGCCTGCATCGGAGAAGCAACCGCCTGCAGATCCAGCGCCGCAATCCTCCACCACGGTGATCGACCACATCGCGAAGCTCGACGAGCTGGCGACGCTGGAAGAGATCGAGGAATACGCGGCCGGCCTGCACGAAACCGTTCGCGCCGATGAGCGCTTCGCGAAGGCGGTCAAGCGCAGGCTCGATTCGTTCAAGAAGAAGTGACCACGAGGAGACAACCATGAATGCACCTGTAGAGAGTATCGCTGTGCCGGCCATCGGCGCCGAGTGGGAAGGCGGCATCTACGCCGGGCTCACGTTGCACGACAACACGCCGATGCACCTGATCCTGTTGCCGGGTGACGAAGGCGGCCTGACGTGGAAGAAGGCGATGGCGTGGGCTGAGAAGAAGGGCGGTGTCCTGCCGTCTCGGATCGACCAGCTCGTGTTGTGGCAGAACCAGCGCGACCAGTTCAAGGACTCCTGGTACTGGAGCGGTGAGCATCGCTCCGGTGGCAGCGCCTGTGCCTGGTTTCAGGACTTCAGCTACGGCTACCAGACCTGGCTCCGCAAGCTCAGCAGCTACCGGGCGCGCGCGGTCCGCAGATTGCCTATTCAGTAATTCGGTGATTTGAAGTGGCCTTGCATCAAGAGCTGCCGATCTACAAGGTCGCCTACGACCTTCTGGCGCTCGTCACGAACGCGCGGCGGAACATGCCGCGCGACGTGAAGCAGGATCTCGGCAAGGCCATTTCGAAGGAATGCGTGCGCGTCGTGGTGCTGATCTTCCGGGCCAACGTCGCGCACGAGAAGGCCCCGCATCTTCTTGAGATCGTGGAGCGGATCGAGGTCGTGAACCTGCTCCTGCGCCTTTCTCGCGACCTTCGATTTATTCCGACCAAGCAGTACGGCGCCGCCATCGCCCTGACGACCTCCATCGGGAAGCAGGCGAACGGCTGGCGCAGACACTCCGCATCGACGCCTGCTACATGACGGTCAAGGCCGCCCTGTCCGTGCGTAATTTCATCTGGTCGTGCCGCTCGCTCACGAGGCGACCGCCATGCGCGTAACGGATACCGCTCGGCAAGCCGAGGAACGGTCCGGCGCAGTTTCCCCGCTGAGGATTCGGCGGGGTGACGTGGATAGCTCGATTGACCGCATCACTCCGGTAACAGCGACTATGCCTGGAATCAGAACTTCAACAACGGCAACCAGACCTGGAACCACAAGAACAACAACAACCGGGCGCGCGCGGTCCGCAAATGGAAACGATGCAGGGTTCACCTTTCAGGATCTCGTCGTAGCGTATTTCGATTGCCGGCGCACGAAGAGGAACACCGCAAGCGCCCTCGCCTTCGAACAGGATCTGGAGCGCAACCTCGCCGAGCTGCACGAAAGTATCGAGGACCGCAGCTACCAGCCTGGACGCTCGATCTGCTTCGTCATCACCAGGCCCAAGCCTCGGGAGGTCTGGGCGGCCGGATTCCGCGACCGCGTGGTCCACCATCTGCTCTACAACCGCATCGGCCCGATATTCGAACGATCGTTCGTTGCGGACTCCTGCGCCTGCATCAAGGGGCGCGGGACGCTCTACGCGGCGACTCGAATGGAAGCGAAGATCCGCTCGATCACCCAGAACTGGTCGCGGCGCGCGTTCTACCTCAAGTGCGACCTGGCGAACTTCTTCGTCAGCATCGATAAGCGCATCCTCTTCGACCTGATCACGCGCAAGGTGAGTGACCCCGCGTCGCTGTGGCTTGCCGAGACGATCCTCTTTCACGACCCGCGACCTGGTGCGCAGGTTCAGGGGTCGCCTTCGAAGTTCGCGCTGATCCCGCCGCACAAGAGCCTCTTCAACCAGTCCCCGGACTTCGGGCTTCCGATCGGGAACCTCGGCTCGCAGTTCTTCGCGAACGTGTATCTCGACGAGTTGGACCAGTTCGTCAAGCACCGGCTCGGCTGCCGGCATTACGTCCGGTACGTCGATGACTTCATCCTCCTGCACGAGTCGCAGCAGCAGTTGAGCGCCTGGCTGTCCGAGATCCGCAACTTCCTGCCGGCTCGCCTCGGGTTGAAGTTGAACGACTCGAAAACGATCCTGCAGCCGATCGACCGTGGCGTCGATGTCGTCGGCCAGGTGGTGAAGCCCTGGCGCCGGACGCTACGCCGCAGGACATTCAACGATGCGATGCGCAGGATGGGCGTGGTGCCGGACGAAGAGACGTTCACGTCCGCCAACAGCTACTTTGGCCTCTTGCGCCAGACGAGCAGGAGCCACGCGGACAGGGCGCAGCTCGCGAAGGTCGTGATGCACCGCGGGCACGTCGTCGATGGCCGCTTCACGAAGGCATTCCGGAGATCAGCATGAGCATCGAGATCGAGAAGCAGATCGCCTGCATCGAACGCGAGATCGGGTTCCGGGAGCGGGTCTATCCGCGCTGGGTCGCGGCCGGCAAAATGAAGCAGGAGAAGGCCGACTACGAGATCGCGGCCATGCGGGCGGTGCTGGAGACCCTGAAGGCCATTCCAGCACGTCAGCCCGATCTGCTTGGAGGAAAGGCAGCGTGAACGCCCCTGTAATGCATGGAAACGCATTACGGGCGACGCAGCGGTCCTGCCAGTACTGCGGAGCTGCCTTCGTACCGAAGCGCGTCTGGGCGCGATTCTGTAGCCCATCCTGCCGGAACCGTTTTCACTCCAGCAAGGGTGAGTCCAAGCGGCTGGACGACCTTGAGCGCCGCGTCAGGGCGCTGGAGGAGCGGCCGGCGTGAGTCTCACCCTGACGCGGGACGAACTGCGGGACCTGTCAGGGCGTCTGCGGCGTTCCGCCGTCATTCGGTGGCTCGATTCGCAACGCATCCCGTACCTGCTCGACGCGGACGGCTGGCCGAAGGTCTTACGCGCTGCCGTTCTTGACCAGCGAATCGAAAGACCGCAATCTTCCGAGCCTCGCCTCCGGCTCGCCTGATGAACCGTCCCCGCAAGAAAGACCGGCACTTGCCGGCGAAGATGTATTTCAAGCACGGCCGTCACTGGTTCGTCGAGGCCGGGAAGTGGCGCCCACTGCCGAAGGATCTCGGCCCGGCGCTCATCGAGTACGCGCGGATCGTGGACCAGCCCAAAGGCGGCGGTATGCCGGCCCTGATCGACCGTGTGCTGGGTCACATCGGTCCGACGCTGGCACCGAGTACGCTGAGCCAGTACCAGCTAGCAGCCAAGAAGCTGAAGGCTGCACTCCTCGAATTCTCCCCTGACCAAGTGAAGCCGAAGCACGTTGCTGCGATCAAGGTGCACTACGCGAAGACGCCGAACATGACGAACCGGATGTTGTCGGTGCTGCGCACGGTGTTCGCTCATGCCGTCGAGTGGCAGCTCGTCGAATCGAACCCCTGCATAGGCATCCGGCGCCATGAGGAACAGAAGCGCACGCGCTACCTCAGCGATGACGAGTTCACCGCGATCAAGCGGTGCGCGAATCCGCGGCTCGCGGGGATCATGGACGTGGCCTATTTCACCGGCCAGCGCATCAGCGACGTGCTCGCGATCCGGTACGCCGACATTTCCGAGACAGGTATCCAGTTCAAACA